TCCCTATTATGTCTTTTCTAACGATGGCTTGGGTTATCCAGGTTACGTCGGAATTACATTTGCCAACGACGACAAATTGGTGGTAAACCAATGTTCGGTGACAAACGTCGGAGGAACGGCACAAAGCTATCAAGACGCCGATAGTGTGGCGAAATACTTTCCGCACACCGTAACCCAAACCAGCGTTGTTGGAAATTCAAATGCCGACGCCTTAAATGTTGCTCGACTATATGTAGCGGCCAGAAAAACGGCAACAATAAGGATAGATAACATTACTTTGGATTTAAATACGCCAGATTACAATTACGGAATTAGCTACGCCTTGGCCATGGATATTTTTTCAACCATAAAAATAACAAATGTTCAAACCAATGGATCAACAATACAAAAAACGCTTCAAATTATGGGGAGCTCGTATCGCATAACCCCAACTAATTTTGACATTCAATTTATTACATCGGCACCAATTAACGCCGGGTTTAAATTAGATTCAAATCTATACGGACTTTTAGACACGTCAAACCTAGGATGGTAAGGAGAAAATAATATGACCGCAGGATTTCCAGTAAAGGCCGATTATGTAGCCGGGGACATTTTAACCGCGCAAAACATGGACGATTTAGCAGGAACGGTAAATTTACTTAACCCGACGGCAAAAGGTGGGTTAGTTTCGGCCTCGGCCGCCAATACCCCGTCCACGTTGACAGTCGGAGCAAATAACACTATTTTAGTCGCGGATTCAGCGGCTACGCCAGGGATTAAATGGACTTCGACTTTAACATCGCCAACGATCGATGTCATTAACGCGGCTTCCGCTTCTGGTACGACTCAATCGTTATTTCCAAATACAACAACGGGAACGGTGAACGTTGCTACTGGTCTTACATCAGGGTCGTTAAATCTTGGTAACTCGTTAATTGTTAGCGGAGCAACAACGCAAACTATTGCAACTGCAGCAACAACAGCTGCCAGCACGAACTCAAACGGAATTACAATTAAAACAGGAAGTGCAATTGGAGCTGGCGCAAGCGCAGGTTCAATAACAATAGATGTAGGTCCTTCAGCTCTTGTGGCCGGAACAATAAATATTGGAACCTCAACTTCTTCAGGCATGAAAATGGGACGTACATTTACTCTGACTCAAACTGACGGCTACCGTATATTTCTTCAACAAACACCAAACGCGCAAACGGCATCAGTTACGCTTACTTTAGCAAATTTGCTTACTGAAATCATTACTTCTACATCAGCGTCAGCGGTAGCATTAACACTCCCAACAGGTACGGCCAGTCAAACCGCCCCATTTTTGACTGTAGCGATCAGTAATCAAGCATTTGATTGGACAATTATCAATTTAGGTTCTTCGTTCGGGGCAGTTACTCTTACGGCTAATACTGGCTACACAATTGTCGGAAGCGCAACGGTTGCTATCGGAACTTCTGCTAGATGGCGTTCGGTTAACACCGCGACTAACACTTGGGTTGCTTACAGGATCAGCTAATGATTACCGATATCGCCTTAAAAGAAGTCGGTTACACCGAGGGTCAGGGCAACGCTAACAAATACTCCAAAGCATTAGGCAGACCGCCGGAGGCATGGTGCGCCGATTTCGTCAGCTGGTGCGCCAAGGAGGCAGGCGATCCTGTTTTTAATTCTGCTGGTGTTATACAATGGTATGACTGGGCGCAGAAAAACGGCTTATTAGTTAGCCCATTAAAAACATTAAGAAACGATCTTTTAATCTTTTCATGGGATTACAAAACTTTAGAACATATTGGGATATGTCTCGGTTGGAATCCAAGAACCCATTTATTCGACACCGTGGAGGGCAACACGGCAGGCGATAACACGGGGAACCAATCCAACGGGGATGTAGTGGCTCTTAAGCATCGGCCGCCTTCTTGCGTCAAGTACGCAATCCGACCGAAATGGAGAACAGGATGAAAAAATATCTACACCATCTTGCCATGGGACTTATGGGGCTATTAGTTACTTGGCAGGCTACAAACTTCGCTCTCAATTACCGAGCGGTTCTTTCCTCGATTATCGCTTCTGGCCTAGCTGGAGCATCGATCAAATCTAAAGAGCCAACGGTTTAATAGCGACAAGCCGCGGAGCTGGCTGATTACCTGTAACGGGTACTTGGGTCGGCTCCGAGGCTGGAGCATCGATCCAATCTTGAGTCATCGCCTCACCGGGACGAGAATACAAATTAGCATTACCTAACCGCTTGGCCTTTCGTCGTTCTGCTCGGGCTAGATTTTCCGCATCCTTTTCCATCTTCCGCTCCTGGATCTCTTGTGCGCTAAGTGTTCGAGATGCTGGTGATCTCAGCCAATCCTCATTCAATAAATACAAATCATGAGCCCGGGTTACTTGGGCTAAGAATGCGGCAATTTCTTTTCCAGAGATGGCCAGTCTTACTTCTTGGGTTGAGCCTTTAACCGTGGATTCATTCTCAGGCATAAATTTAGATGCCACGATCAATAAATCGCCGGGGTTCTGGATCTCAACATCTTCACCAAATACAAAACAATCGATCCGGGCTTTAACGTTAATTTCCGACGTGACTTTAATGGAGGCCGATGGCCTCGATATTTCCGGCCTCACCGCGCTTTCATGGGAAGATACAAGAGGCCTCGAATGAGACCCCCCCCCGACATTTAAAGCCATCTATGCCCCTTAATAAGGCTTTGACTTTTAAAGATAATCTGCCGGGTTTACTGGCGTGTCGTGAGCATAAGTGATTGACAACACAAGGACAACCCTTCAGACTAGGGATAACCAGTCAAAGCTCAGGGATTAACGCGGCCTTATTTTCGATAATGTAGTTTATCTACATTATGTAAAGTAAGAATTAAGCGTGTTTCCCTGATCCTTTGATTCTATACGTCCACTCATTGGACATAACAGAAAAGGGCTCACGTTATGTACACATCTAATCAAACGTTTTTATTAGCTTTAGGAACTTTAATATTTGGAACCTATGGCGGTTTTTATTTAGGAAAGATTGACGGGCTAAAAAAAGGTTTTATTAAGGGTCGTCGATCCCGTTCCCTATCCGAAATGGATAGCTTGTGATCGGCCGCGCCAAATCTGGCGTCTGGTGCGATTACTGTAAAGCGGCTTGGGGTCAGATAAATAACCAATGGCATGAAAAGGCCAAAACCCCGGCATGGGTATCTATTACCTCAACCTCCCTACGCTCTAAAGGAATCATCCGGAGCTACTGCCAGAGTCACGCGGAATCTTTAACCGTGGACGCTAACGGAGAACCGTTCTCATTTGCCGATCAGATTGTGGCCGGAGTACAGGAGACTTTAAATGTTTAATTTAGCGGACTATGAGACAGTCGAGGAACGTTTAACCAAGTTTTGGCAGGAATATCCAGATGGCCGGATTTACACGGAAAAGGAGGAGTCAGATCGAGACGTATTTATTTTCGTGGCTGAGCTCTATCGTACGGAGAACGACGCGAAGCCCTGGACGCGTGGGTGGGCTCGCGAATCGATTAGCGACCGCGGCGTTAATTCGACTTCTGCTTTGGAGAACGCGGAGACTAGTGCGATTGGCCGAGCACTTGCTAACGCAGGTTACGCAAAAGTCGGCAAACGTCCAAGCAGAGAAGAAATGTCCAAGGTACTCGCCGTGGAATCCTCCAGAGATCAAATTCTAAAGATCACGGGCGAATTAGCCGAGTCAGATATAGGCGAATTACAAAAACCAGCTGATCGATTACCGGTGAGCTTGTCCGACGCCGTACAAATTATCAGCGATCGAATTTCTAACGCTCCAGTTTACATCGAGACTTGTAGGCATGGAGAAATGATTAAAAAAGAGGGTAATAAGAACGGCCGTGATTACCTTGGATTTACTTGTATCGAAAAGAATGGATGTCCAGCTATTTGGTACAGACAAGACCCAGTAACTCGAGAATGGTCGAAATAATGGGATTCGTTGAGATTATCAATCAAGAGACGAATGAAGTCATTTTGTTAAAGGACGGTAAACGTGAGCATTATGAGCGTGTATTTTGCGACGGCCATGGCCTATATCGCTCCCCTCTTGGCGGCGGTTATTACCAGATACCAAACTGGGATCGCCTTTGGCTTTGCGCTGAGTGCGTAGAAGATTTTATCGAACGGCCAAAGAGAATTAAGGCCGACGATGGGAATTAAAAAGGTTGAGGAGCTTCATCACGGCTTCAGAGACAAGAATAACCAGATTCTCTATTGCCGGGAATGTACACGCCTATCCCCTATCAATATCCGCTGGCCGTGCGCGACCATGAAAGCGTTAACGGGTAAGGATGTCCAGGAGGAAGGCCATTGATCTCGGTAACGCTTACTTATGACGAAGAAGTGTTAGCCCATGAGATCGGATTCACACGATCCAAAAACATGGGAGGAACGGCGCAAAATCACAAGTATGCCAACGAAGCTTTGAGCTATCACCAATTTATAGCGGCTTGCGCTGAGGCGGCTGGAGCCGAAATAGCCGTGGCTAAATACTTTGCGTTAACCGATTTTAAGCCGTCGGTCAATACATTTAAAAGCCAAGCCGATGTCGGCAACACGATCGAGGTAAAACATAGCGGATACATCCATGCTCATTTAATCCTGACCGAGTCAGACCGGGAAGATGATATTGCGGTATTAGTCACCAATACATCACCGCTCTATTACCTAGTCGGATGGGTGCCAATTAAGACCGCACGGGTTAAACGAAACTGGCGTAAAGCGGCTAATTCATGGTGGATTATCCAGAATGATCTCAGGCCTATGGAGGACTTTCTAAGATCCAGTTATGCCATAGACGCATTTAAGGAAGTTAGTACATGATACGGCGTGTCGCGTTGCGCCGTGTCGGTGCTTACTTATATGGTGTATGTCGAAGCATTACTGTCGTTAACAACAACAAACAAACAAAACAACCTAATAAAGATTTAATCGTAATACTGGTTCTTGTTGTTGTTAATTTACTTCTCTTAGGCGTGAGCTATGCCATCTGGTGGCCAGCCCTATGAGCATCAATAGCAAAGCGCATTTAACTACATCAGCATGGAAGCGGTTAAGGCTCAGGGTACTGTCTAGAGACGGCTATACCTGTACCTATTGCGGTCAGCCGGAGGCCGATCAGGTAGATCATGTCGTCCCGATCGCTCGCGGTGGTGACATATACAATATGGATAACCTTGTTGCTTGTTGTCGTAGGTGTAACTTATCTAAGGGAACTAAAACAAAAGCGTTTTTTTTATCAGAGAACGCTACCCCCCCTGTTTTTTCAGAAGTTTACCTCCCTAAAACCACGTCCAGCCGGCCAACCTTGCCCATAGTGAGCGACGATGACCCCGAGTAAACCCAGAACGGGCAAGAAACGAGCCGAACCATTATTGGGGAATGCTAAACCCCGGCTACATTCAAAGCTCCTTAACACCAAATCCCGAGCGGATGAGGTTGTACAACTTGCGATTGATGTCGGGATGCCGTTACTACCCTGGCAAGAATTCGTCCTACGCGATTTACTTTCAGTCGATGAAAATGGCTTATTCATCCGTCGATCCAGCTTGGTTTTGGTGGCAAGGCAAGCCGGAAAAACTCATTTGGCGCGTATGTTGATCCTGGCGCATCTGTACCTATTCAATTCTAAAAATGTCTTAATGATGGCGCAGAATCGGGCGATGTCGTTAACGACTTTTCGGGAAATTGCCAATCTGATAAACGATAAGCCATTTTTAAAAGATCAGACAAGGAGTATCCGTTACGCTCACGGGAGCGAAGCGATTGAACTTAAAAATGGGAACCGCTTGGACGTAGTAGCCGCTACTCGGGACGGTTCCCGTGGCCGAACGGCCGATTTCCTTTATATCGATGAGCTTCGCGAAATTACCGAAGAAGCTTTCGCCGCGGCAACGCCAACTACCCGAGCGCGGCCTAATTCCATGTCATTATTTACCTCTAACGCTGGAGACGCCTTTTCGACGGTGCTTAATTCCATGCGCGAAAATGCTTTAGCCAATCC